TTCTTTATTCATTAACGACCTTATTTTTTAATTTTTTTTATTTCCAACAACCTACTACTGTAAAATACACACCAAATGCCCAATCTGCCCATCTTTCACATTTTCTATTAGAATCCAATTCAACAGTCCATGTCATCCACCGAGGTTGTGTCAATGCTGGAGTACTAAATCTATGCATGATAGCGTCAGCTGGGTCATGAACATTATTAAAAGATGCTGTCCCAGCACCCATACTGAATTTAAGTTTTCTATCTACAGCACTCCCCTTTTTCCTTAGTCCTACTGTCCGATTTTTGTCTATCATTATTCCAATTTCCGCATATTTAGTTCCTTCAGGAACAATAGATGACAAATCCCAATCTTCCCAAGTCGAACTAGAAGCAACGGTTGTTTGCCACGGAGGTTCAACTTCAATATATTCTAAACCTCCTTTTTCAGTCCATTCATCAGCAACTTTACAAAGATAAAATTTATCAGCATCTGTGGCATAATAAGTATCTCCCACAATTGGAGTTGCTGATTTATCGGCATCTAAACCAGAAGTAATAGCATTTGCTTTACTATTATTTAATCTATCTTTTGTTATTTCATCACCTGCTGAAAAGATATGAGTATCTGACATATTTTTTATTTATTTATTATTAATTGAACGTAATATTGTAATCGATAGTGAGCGATTCTCCTACACTCTTGGTTTCGTCTATTATTTGATGAGTATATAAAGTTCCGATATCAACAACACCTGTAGCATCGTCTCCAAATAAGCCAAGTTCTTTATAAGTTCCATCTCCTTCTAAAGTAGAAAGATAAGTAGAAGTTTCACATATATTTCCATTTCTTACTGCACTTGCTATTACTTTTCTAAATGTTTCAGTTCCTAAAGTAGTATCTGCGGCATTAGCAGCAGTATCATCACTTCCTAATGCTAAATAAGTAAGATAACCTGTTTGAGCAGTATCTTGTGCCATTCTATCTAAAATTGTATATCTTCCTGTGTTACAAATAAGATTTTGATAACTATGAACAGAAATAATTTTACTAAAATGCTTTACAAAATCATACATCCCTATTTCTTCAAAAGAAATCAACCAAGAAGGAACTTCTCTTTTTGTAATTGTAAATTCTCCTTTAAGACTAAAATTATCTTGTATTTTCATATTTTTTTAATTAATGCATTGACAAAAACCAGCGTATCCAACAGGAAAATTGCCATTTTTAACGTACCAAGGACCAGTTTCTCTATCTCGATAAACAGGAGCACCATCAGTCAAACTAAATGATTCAGAATATGTTACTAGTTTATCAACCTGCATACCAGCTACTTCATCAGCAGACAGGTCTACTTGTGCATCTCTTTGTAAATATAACTCAGTTAATGCTTCTATAATTCCATATCTTCTAGTGTTAACAAATTTTACCAAACATTGAGATTCATGAGGACTAACCATAAAAGTAGTAACAGAATGAATCAGATAATAATCATCGATGTTTCTGATATCACTTTGAATATACAATCTTTGTCCATCTCTAAATCCTTTTTTTGTTGTTAAGAAATTACCTGCAACAATCGGGTCTTTATAGCTAAGTAATATGCCTCTTGCTTTTTCTCTTGCTGCTTTTTTTGTTTTTATTCTTTTATCAACTTCCATATATTCGTGTTGACCATAAGTAGCAATTGATAGTGTATCATCTTGTTGAATAATAATAGGAATATAAGGAAAACCAGAAATATTTACAGCATGACCATCTGCAGGAATAGTAGCATCTCTAAACTTTATACAATAATTATTAAAATTATATAAACAGTCATAATCATTTTCATTATCAATATAATCTATTCCTACTGTTTGAACAACATCATTAACTGTAACTGCAATACTATTATATTGATAACCTAATTTAAATAATTTCTTTGTTCCGTCTCCAAAATAATGTTCTGTATAACTATCTCCAAGATATTCCCCTCCTCTAATAAATATATAATTCTTTAATTGTGATTTATCTTCCCTAATTTCTAATGTGTTAAAAATATAATTCCCATTTATATCAGTTAAGTCATAAGGGGCATTTGTAGTAGTTGGAGAGAAAAAATGAATATCTTTATTATAATCGATATACCAATCATAACCTATTAAATCAGCTAATCTCTGAAAACATCTAGAAGGAGTTTCGTAATTAAATATAATAGAATCTACTGAAGTAGTACAACTCACATTATTAGTTGTAAATCCAGTTAAATAGTTTGTATCAATATCATTTATAATATCCTCAATAGTTGTGCTTGTATAAACTTCCACAACCCTTTTCATATCAGCTTCATTAGTGTGGTCTACTGCCTCTACTTCACATTGCATAATATGATGAGCATCCATTATTTCTGTAACTCGCAAAATATGACCGCTAAACAATACCTCCTTTTCCTTTCCATCAAGAACAATTACTCTATCTCCTATTGCTGGTTTAAATGTTCTTCCTTCGTATGTTTTTGTTTTAAAATCACAAGTATCTACTTGGCTTGTTAATATATTCTCTACTTTTAAAGAATTCCATTCTATATAATCACTCCTATCAGTTTCATTAATAGTAATATAAACATCTTTTTCAGTATTTATCGATATTGTCGAAGTAGATGAAGATGTAGAACTGGATGTAGATGAACTCGTCGATGATGAAGTGCTACTAGTGGAACTGGAGGTGGATGAGCTAGTGCTTGAAGATGTTGAAGAACTAGTCGATGACGATGTAGAAGAACTTGAAGAAGTAGTAGTTCCAATCAAATATCTAGGAACCTTCCATCCGTATTTTTCAAAGAGCCAGCATAAATGTATTGGCTTCCAATTCTCTAATTTTTTTAATAATTTTCTCATACATACTATCATTTTATACTTTTAGTTGCAGTTTTAATCGGTCAATTATCTTATCACCAATGTCCTGTGCTACTTCACGAGAAAGATATGTTCCACCAAGTATATTTACAACAATTCCTCCACTACTTGCTCTACTAGCAGGAATGACTTTCTCTCCTTGATGTAATAAATATGCTCCAGTTTGAGGAATATAAGAAGTCCCATGTTGATGAGATTGTAAATAACTTGATGCATATGAACCAGCTACAGAAGGAGCAGAGCGAATACTTCCTATAATAGTATTAGCTGTATTAGCATAATTCTGATACATTCCAAGACTCTCTTCGACCCAACCTTTTAATCCTTCTATTTTTGCTTTCAAGTTTTCTCTAAATGAATTCGTTTTTGCTACTTCCGCATCTAGTGCGGCACCTTTTTCTAATCCAATGAATGCAATAGCAGCATCATTTTCTTGTTTTAAAAGTACAATCTTTTGTAAAACTTTTATCTGGTCTTCTAATGATTCTTTTTTTATCATTAACATCTTATATTCATGGTCTCTAGCTAATCTACTCATTTCATCCATTGATAAATATCTTTTTTGGTCAGCTATTTCTTCTGATAAATCCAAATCCATACTATAATATCTCTGGAGTATAACTTTCTGTTCTTCTATCTTTCTTACTGTGTTTGCTACCTCCGAGTCATCATTCTGAGATTTTGCTATCACTAAGTCATCAGATAATTCTCCAATTTTATTCTGAGCTTTTATTACTAAATCAACAACGCCTTGTCTGAATGTTTCTTCTTCATCTAAAGATTTTCCTTGATAATCTTCATTAATTTTTCCTAAATCATCATAAGCACCCTTTATCTCATCTCTTATTTCTTTAATTGTAGTAATTCCTTCTTTGAAAGAATCTTCCATCGTGTCTCCTAAATCTTCCATACCTCCCTCTAAATCAGCTGTTATTTCTGTTAGTGCTTTTTCTATTTTCGACATTTCTTCCATTTTGGCTCCACTTTCATAACCAGCTAAAGCCATCTTATTAAATTCTAATCTTGTTCCAGCTAATTCGTTTTTTAATCCATCCAGAGATAAAGAAACAACTTTATTAACACCAGGAATATATTTAGCAACCTTATTATAAGCTTCTATTGCTGTAATAGAAAACTTTAGAACTTCTTCTTTCATACTTAACATAGTCATCTTCCAAGCATTTCCCATTCCTCCAACTTCATTACCAAAATCATCTAATTCCATAATTACACGACCAATTTGAATTATAGCTACCGATGCTGCTATCGTAAACAATCCAAGAGCACTTGTTAGAACTACGAATGCAGCTTTGACTTTTAATATTATCAATGGCATTGCTATCAACACTGGCATTATCTGACCTAATATCATAAGAACTGGTCCTAGAGCAGCTACAAGTCCAAGAACAATTAAAATTGTTTTTTGTACTGCTGGAGAAAACTCTTGAAACTTAGCAACTACATCTGTAATAGATTTAGATAATTTTAATACAATAGGCATCAATATATTTCCAATAGTAATTCCAACATCGACTAATTGACTCTTGACCATTGACATTTGATTTGTAAAACTCTCTAACTGCTTCTCTGAAACCATTTTAGTAGTTCCACCAGCATCTCTCAATGCTTTTTCATAATCCCTAATAGCAGCAGATGTTCCTAACAATGGTAAAATAATTCCC